CAGAGGGCTAATGGGAGTAAACTCCCTAGAGTACCCACCCCGACGGTGGTAACTCCTCCTCCCCAGTCGTCCTGCCTCATAGAGACCCCGCGACGAAAGCTTCGAGCACATCAAACAATGACTTATATAGCGTAAGCGGCACCTATTAAGTCCCCATTTCCCGGCCTGACTCCTCAGGTACTCGGAAGATGGTTCACGGGCTGAGCCCAGACCGCCGTTAACCTTACACGTACTCTCTGCCTACACAACTGGCCAGAAACGGTGGGCAACCACCTCAACAATCACCCTGTTTACCAGCGAAACTACTGCTACGCAATAGCTCCAAACAAAACAGGCCCAAACTTTCTTCTTCCGTTTCGTAACTGTCCGGTACGAGTACGAAACGAGGCGCAGGGCGCCTTTTACCGTTCTTCCACGCGACGTACGTGGAATAAGACCAGGCCGGAACTGATCTATAACGGTATGTCCGACGTATGAAACCACAGGAAGGATTCCATACGTCTCTCTTCAACTTCCCCCATCTACCATTAGTCCACATAAAGTCCCGAAGGGCTTCGGCTTCTAATGGTGTAGGATCGCGACCAACGATCTTACGCAAAGATGCTTCTACCGGTAGCGCCGCCGGTTCTGGCAATGAGGTGAAATGTCGCCTCATAAGCATCTGCCTCTCTCTTTTATAAGAGGCATAGGTCCAATGACCTATTTGAGATGGGAGAAAACCCCACCTCCTACCAATACGGCAACGCGCGAACGCGTCCGTCCAACAAGGTCGTGATGCCGTGGCTTTCGCCATGTGCATCATGCCCTCATAAGTGGCAGGAGCCCCGCCCCTCCTTAAATGGCGCACTTCACGCCATCTCCCTCTACTCCTCAGAAAGCACGTCGAGTTAACCTCAACGACGTTCTTCGCTCGAATCGTCTTGTCGTTGTTCAGTCGGTACCCCGGAGGGTAATCCTGCGCAACAACGACTCTTGATGCCGAGATGACACAATCGTCACCGTTCACCAAGAATCGAGCTTTACAGTCGAACCTAGCTGCCCAAGAAGCAGCGCAGTAAGACTGTAAACAGAGTAAGGGAAAGGAGAGGTAGGAACCCATCATCTGTCCGTGACGGACCCTCCTGTGTACGCCCTCGCCATCCCGAAAAACGGGAGACAAAGAAGCCTTAGCTAACGACCTAAGGCTACGAGGTATCTTCACCGAAGTGAAGAATGCGCACTCAAGAAGGACCTCAGCCACATCGTGGTTGAGGTTGTCAGTTGCCGCTATCAAATCTACGGAGGTTTGATATTCGTTAACACAGACAGATGCCATCCTTTCATCGGTCGGAGGACCGCAAAGAAGCCAATCCGTGCTACGCTGAAGATGTGAATACATCAGCTTATGCATCGGCGCAAGCAGGTCAACCTTCTCATCATAGATAAGAAGGGGACGCAACTTGCCCGCAGACGGGACTTCTTTGTAACGCGCGAGAAATAGAGGGGCTACCTCTGTTTCTTCCATAGTCGCGTTAATGAACTCTTCACGTCTACCGCGCCAAATAGCGTCCGCACGGGACCTAGCTGGAAGACGCGCGGTCGGATTCGCGACATACTCGCCGACAAAGCGAGCGTAGTCACGATCCCAACCCGAAGTGAAGATTCGAGTAGCAACACGCCGAACGTGCTGAAGATACTCAAAGGATGAGGGTGAGGGTAGAGAGGTCACGTTCCGTACCCACGAGGAACATGACGACGGTAGGTGGAGACGGCAACCCGTTGGCAGGTTGCGTTTAATTGACGACATAGAGTGGGCCAGCTCCCACCTGTCTCGTCTCCCCAGTCTGACTAGCGAAATCAGACCCAATTTATCAACCTTCCCCGTGCGCTGGCTGCGCGGGAAAGCAACAGAGGCTCGTACCTCGCCCTGTTGAAGAAGAAAATTTAGGAAACGTGATAATTGATCTGGAGTGCAGTCCGGAAGTTCGCAGTATGGCAAACCATACCGAACCCGAAGCAACTGCATCCCATTGTGGATCGTTTCCTTGGTGCACAGCGCTGCTTGAGAACAGACTGTACACCGCTTAACACCATCACCGCTGGCGGATTTAGATGGTGGCACCCTTTTCGTGGGTGAAGCGGCTACAGTACCCTTAGGTAGCTGAGGAGGTCGACGAGTGCTGCAAGGCATCGTAACGGCTTCCCTTTCC